TACGTCGGCAAGGTCCTCGAGGTGCGCGCCGATGTCGCGGCCGCGTGGATCGCCGATGGGTTCGCCGACCCGGTCGACGCGTCGACGCCGGCGCCGCCGTCGAGTGAGCCGGCCGCCGTGCCTGGGCGCCGCCGGCGCGGGAGTGCGCGGTGATCTACGGCTACGCCACAGAACCGATCCGGACCGGCCTGCAGCTCGTCACCGCGGCGGCGCCTGTGCTGCAAGTCGGCGACGCGAAAGCGCATTGTCGGATCGACGGCTCGGCCGACGACGCCAGCGTCGCGCAATGGATCGCCGCGGCGACGCGCAAAGTCGAGCGCGATACCGAGCGCGCGCTCTACACGCAGACCTGGCAGCTCACGCTCGACACGTTTCCGAGCTGGCGCGGCGCAATCGAGATCCCGCTGCCGCCGCTGACGGCGGTCGCGTCGATCATTTACTACGACAGCGGCAACGCGCCGCGCACGTTCGACGCCGCGAACTACATCGTCGAGCCGATCACCGGCCGGATCGGCCTGACGCCGACCGGCACCTGGCCGACCGATCTCCGCGCGTTTGCGCCGATCGTTATCCAGTTCATCTGCGGCAGCGTCCAGATCGCCGCCATCCCTGAAAACTTGCTCCATGCGGTGCGGCTCGCCGTCGCGTGGTTCAGCGAAAACCGCGAGCCGACTCGTGCCGAGATCACGTCGTACGACGCACTGATCGCGCCGTTCGTCGTGCCGGCGATCGGATAACGGCATGTCGATCACGGTGCCGAACGGCGGCGAAGCGATCGCGCTCGACGCGATCACCGGCAAAACGGCGGCGACCGGTTGGACGCTGCGCCTGTACACGGCGATCTCGCCGGCGCTGTCGAGCGGTACGGTCGTCGCGCACCTGACCGAAGCCGCCGGCGGCGGCTACGCCGCGATCGCGCTGACGGCCGCGAATTGGGTCACGACGCCAGGCGCACCGACGTCGACGGCCTACGCGAAGCAGACGTTCACGTTTACCGGCACGCTGACGGCGGCCGCGACCGTCCTCGGCTACTACGTCACGCGCGCCGACGGGTCGCTCGTCTTCGCCGAGGCGCTCGCCGCGCCGTTTCAACCCGCGAACAACGGCGACACGATCGACGTCACGCCGGCCTTCACGCTCGGCTCGATCGTGAACGACTGATGGCGCAGACGCAATCGATCGTCGGCGGTGAACTCTACAGCGGCCGCGTCCTGCGCGACGGGCCGACGGCGTACTGGCGGCTCGAGGAATCCGGCGGCCTCTCGGCGATCGACAGCACCGGCAACGGTCACACGATCACGTTGCCCGGATCGGGCATCACGTACAGCGTCGCGGGAGCGCTCGCGGACGGGACGAACGGGTTCGGCTTGTCGTCCTCGACGGCGCGCGCGTCCCTTACGGCGATCGCGATGGGGACCACGTGCACGTTCGAATTGTGGTTCCGGCCGACCGCCGGCGTCACCGCGTACACGACGCTGTTCACGCCGAACGCCGGCGGCACCGGCCTGTATTTCAACAGCTCGACCAGGAAGCTGGATCTGTTCTTCGGCGCTGCCGATCACTTCAGCACGACGGCGCTCACCGCCGGCACGCTGTATCACATCGTCGTCTCTGTCGCCGCCGGCGCGGTGACGTTCTACATCAACGGCGTCGCAGACGGCACGGCCGCAGGATGGCCGGGCGTGTCCGTCGATACCGTGTTCAACCAGGGCGGCGGCGGCGCCGCACTGGCCGCGACGCTGATCGACGAGATGGCGCTGTACGCCTCGACGGCGCTGACCGCCGAGCAGGTCGCCGCGCACTACGGCATGCGCCTGGCCGTCTCGAGCGGCTTGCGCGCGAGCGGCGCCGCGACGCCGCATTGCAAACGGACCGTCGTCGCCAGTGGCGGCGTCCGTGCCGGCGGCGCGGCGACGATCCGCCGCGGCCGAGTTGTGTTGCCGTCGGGCGGCGTGCGCGTCAGCGGCGCCGGGTCGGCCGCGAGCACGTTCGCGGTGCACCCGCGGGCCGCTGCGCGCGTCGTCGACGTCGCCGCCGAGTCGCGCGTCGTCGCGATCCCGTCGGAGCTACGCGGCCTCGTGATCCCGTTTGACAACCGCGTGATCGCGGTGCCCGCGGAGGCGGCGTAACCGTGGAGATCTTCGAAAAAGGCGACTCCGAAAACCTCGATTACCAGATCGACTGGTCCGCCTGGCTGGCGACCGACACGCTCGCGACGAGCACGTGGACGGTTGACGCTGGGCTGACTGTCGGGTTTGCGTCGCGTTCGCAAACGACGACGACGCAATGGCTGTCGGGCGGCCTCGCCGGCACGCAATACACGGTCACGAACGTCGTCACGACGGCCGCGGGACGAACGGCTGAACGGAGTTTCCTCGTGCTGGTCGTCGCGAACAGGTGGCCGGCGTGACGATCGGCGAGCTGCGCGATCGCGTCACGGTGCAACAGCGCGCCGCCAGCCTCGACGATCAAGGCGGCCGCACCGCGACCTGGTCGACGTTCGCCGCGAACGTGCCGGCGAGCGTCGACGGCACCGTACGGTTCGGCAGCGAACAGCAGCCGAGCGCCGGCGCGGCCGTGCGCGCGGTCGCGCGCTACCTCGTCACGCTGCGGTACCGCGCCGATCTCTCGGTCGCGATGCGATTGCAGTGGACGCGGTACCGCGCGAGCACCGCGACGACGCTCGAGATCCATACCGTGCGCGACCTCGACGGCCGCCGACGGTTCGTCGTGCTCGATTGTTCCGAGGTGCAGGCGTGAGGGGCATGGCGAAGGCGCTCGAGCAATTCGAGGCGCTGCCGGCCGTGTTTCAGGCGCGGTGCAGCGACGGACTAACGAAGGCGGCGACGCTGGTGCGCGACCGCGCGCGCATGTTCTGCCCGGTCGGCACGCTGCCAGGCGACGCGCACGGCGGCGATCTGCGATCGGCGATCGGCTTCAAGGTCGTCGGCGTTCGGGCGTTTGTCGGCATCGTCCTGCAGTCATTCCGCCGGGGCGGCCGCAACCGCGCGCATCAATGGCCGTCGGTCTATGGCCGCTGGGTCGAATTCGGGCGGCGCAACCAGTCGAGCGAACCGTTCATGCGGCCGGCCGCTGAAGTCGGGCGCGTGACGCTGCCGGTCGAGATCGCGAAGGCCGGCGTGCTCGCCGAGGCCGACCTCGCCGCGAGGGCCAACTGATGCCGTTGACCACCTCGCCGTCGTTCACGGCGATCGACCGGGTCGCGGCGGCCGTCTACGCCGCGCTGAACGTGTCGGCGTTTACCGCGCTGTCGACGATCGGCGCCGACGAGCCGCAGGCGGCGGCGCTGCCGTACACGCGCCTCGACGACTTCGTCGAGACGACGAACGACACGGCGGGCAAGCACGGCCGCGACGTGGTCGTCACGCTGCACGTCTGGACGATCGACACGCCGGCGGCCGGCCGGAAAAAGGCCGCGGCCGCGATTCTGAACCAGGCGATCGCATTGCTCGACTATCAGCCGCTCGCCGTCGCCGGCCTGACGTTGAAGGCCTGCAAGTACGAGACGGCGTTGACGCAGAACGACGAGATCGAAGGCGTGTCGGCGACGCACCTGATCGCGACCTTTCGCGTCGGCGTGAGCGAGTCGTGACGGTCGCGATCCTCGTCGCCGTCGTCGCTGTCGTCGCGTGGCTGGCGCTCGAGGTCCGCGAGCTGCGCCTCGTGCTCGAGCAGGTCGGCGCCTCTCTCGAGCAGAGGCCGCCGGCCGGCGCGATCGCATCTGAGGGCGCCGTGTGCGGCGAGGACGTCGACCACGTGTGCACGCATCAACCGGAGCACCGCACCGACACGAGCACGAGCGGCGTGTGGCGCTGGCGGTGTGATCCGAAAAAAGGCGGCTGCGGGTTCGTGTTCGAGCGACCCGCGTCAACAGGTGACTACCGATGATTCTGATCAATCCCGTCGCGTATCTCGATTCGTACCCGCTGCAGAGTGAATTGCGCGCGCTCGGCCTGCAGCTGTCGACGACGGCGAAGGATAAGACGTCCGCGACCTCGAATGGATCGCAGCTCGGGCAGCCGGGCCTCAAAAAGATCGCCGCGTCGCTGAAGTCGTTCACCTCGTACGGGGCGACGCCGGCCGGCCTGGTGAAAGCGCTCAACAGCCGGATGCGGACGGCCGACCTGCCGTACACAGTCTCACAGGCCGGCGGACCGGTCGGCGATCCCGCGTTTTTCTTCAAGGCGCGGCTGGTGTCCTGGTCGCCGCTGCAGGGTTCGATCGGCGACGCGGTCGCGACCGACGTGCAGCTCGAGCCGTCCTCGAGCGACATCGCGCTCGGTCAGATCGTGATCGCCGACGCCGCGCGGACCGCGTCGTTCAATTCCGCGGTCGTCAACCTCGGCGCCGTTGCGGCCGGGCAAAAGCTGTACGGCGTCGTGCACGTCGTCGCGGCGAGCGGCACGACGCCAACCCTCGACATCACGATCAAGAGCGCGACGCTTGTCGGCTTCGGCACCCCGACGACGCGCGTCACGGTGCCGCAGTTTACCGGCGTCGGCTCGTTCTGGATCGAGCTGCCGGGACCGGTCACCGACGGGTTCTGGCGGATCGATTGCGTGATCGGCGGCACGACGCCGTCGTTCCAATTTCTCGCGGCGCTCGGGATCGACTCGTAAGCGATAGCAGACAACCAACCGAGCGATGACCGCTCGGGGCTAGGGAGAACGAACGATGGCTTCTTTCGGAGTACTGATCGATCCGGCCTGCACGATCAA